TCAGGTTATTTTATAGGTACCTGCTGAACTACCCGATTTGATAACAACTTCAGCATCTCGCGTAATAACAGTTTTCATCGCCGCTGCTACAGCTTCCATAAAAGCAGAGTTTTGCGAGAACTCTCCTTCGATAACAAAACCTCGCTTCTCCAGTTCATTAACTAACTCTTGGTGAGTAGCTTCTGTCGTGATAGCCATATTACTTACCTGCCTTAACTGTTTTGGATACATCTACATGCGGCTTGCCAGTAAATGGGCAAATAGTTTGCCCAGTGCAAACACCCGTGCCGCCGTTCATGGTGATGAGATCAGCCACTTCAATGATTTTCTTTGCGGACGTGGACTTTAGGTTTTTGACGACTTCCGTGTGGTTGTTGTTGATTTGAACAATCTGGTCTTCCAATACTTGGACCCGTTTATTCAAGCATTCGATGATTTCGTCTTTGTCGGTCTTACGTTCAAAGTTGCCTTCTTTATCGACTAACTGATAAACGCCTTTGCGTTGTTGGTATCGGCTTTCACCTTCTTTGATACCAGGCAACTTGAACCCAAGCGGAAGAACACAACGGATAAAAGGTTTGTCTGGCTGTCCGAACATGAACCCAATTTCTACGATACTGCCGATTGCAGGTGGTTCCAGTCTTCCTGCGTATTCACCAACACCTGGTATTGGTAATGGTACTGCTTGAAGTGGTGCTTTGTTCTTGAACTCCACACCCCTTTCATCTAACAACTGAACATCCACTGCGTAGTGAGGATAAAAGCGATCGGAGATGTCTCCCTCTTCTGGCAGCTCTGGTAATGCGACTACCTTTCCCCATCGTGGCAAATGCCATCGTCCGGTAAGTTCTGGGAACAAACGAAAAATGATGCGCTGAATCGCTTTTACATCCATGTTAGTTTTACCTCTGTTCCTTGAAAATCAACGCTGACTAAACGGTGACCATTAACTATCGCACCAGGTCTTAGTTTTGGAATGGCTGGGACTTTCACTGATTTTGACGCTGTTCGGTTGGTCATTAAATTATCTGGGATGCTAACCGGCTTATCTGCCCAATATGAATCCTTCCAACTTCCCACGTAAATCTGACCATTGCCTTGTTGCTGCCAAAACAGATCATCTATGCCGAATGCTTGGGCTAACTCATCCATGACACGGTAACCATTACCGTCACTGTAAAAACAAGGGATTGACGTTTTGCTGTAGGCTGCTTCTGGTACCACGAACTGCAACCCCGTTTTGTTGGTTACATCACTGAGCAGTTGCATTAGGGTCGGGTGTCTGAGTGTGACATCGAGTGGCTTGAAAAGTAATGCAGCTAGTTCGCGGCAAAACAATTCTGACCATCCTTTTTCAGCAGGTTGGACTCTCTCAACATACCCTAGAAAAACACGTGATATGCTGTCACCCCAGCCGATATCGACCGCAACGATAGTATTCACTTTCGGTGAACCTTCCACTTTGATGGAGCAACGAGCCGGCGTGTTCACATCAAAAAGAACACGGTGGTCTTTCGTCTTTACCTTTTGGCTACCGAGATAAGCGCGACACGTGAATTTGTTGTTTACTGTCATGAGTCACCTTTAAGCCAAAGCATCATCAATGGACTTGAGCACTTTCATTACACCTGTTAACTCAATGCTTGTGTCCGGTGGTACGTCTTCACTCTGTCCGGCTTCAACCGGAGTGGTTACCCCTTGGACTTGCTGCTGTGTTGCAGGTTGGTCTTGTTGACGTTGTTCAACTCGTTCCGGTACCGAAAGATGCTCTACTAATTCAAACGCGACGCTCCATTGTCTCAAGCTTTCTTGCTCATCGGCTCGAATGGTGCCTTGAAACTTCACCTCACGAACTTTGAGCGTCGATGCTGTTTTGTTACTAATGCGGTAGATTTGGCGGGAACTTTCTTGCTGCCCACCTGCCATGTTGAAAAGGTTGCTCAAGATCTCAGGTTTACTGAAAGGGATGATGCCACTCACCGCTAACACTTTGCCCTTGTTACCTGTTTCCGCTTGGTCGGTTGCCGACGACTGACCGGACATATCCTGTCCGGCGAGTTGTTGGCGAACACTAATGCGTAGGTTCTTGAGTGAGATTTGGATTCCGTTAAGGGTTATCATGCTCTTTACATCTCAATCCAGTCTGTATTACTGAGTCCTTTAGACTTCCAAAACTTACCAGTAGTTGATAAGAATAGTTCCTGTCCTTTATATTCTGGGTTTATGTGACCATTTGGAGTTGCGATTTGAGCAGAAGTTTCATGCCAACCTTTATCACGGCTTTGATCTTGAATTTCGTGTGATCTTATTCCTGTTTCTTTCTCTGGCACTTGCCCTCTGATGTAGATAACTGAACCTTCCATGTTTACATTTACCGATGCTACATGTGTATGACCCGTTGATATATTGTCTAACAGATACATTGGCACTTCGGTTTTTTTCCCAAATCTATATAGATAAACATCAGCCGTACTTTCATTGATATATATTTCATTATCTCTCATGACCCACATATCATTAAAGTCTTCTGGTACGTCACCTATTGGGGTGAACATTGAAACAAACAACCTTTCAGTAATATTTGTGTAATATATTTTATTTCTGCTAAAGCTGATTGACTTGCCCATTCGAAATTCAACAACAGGTATAGATATTCCGTCGATAAAGAATGTATTATCATATACGGACACACTATGTATCTTACCTTTGTTATATTCTAGATAACCTATAAATATAGGTGCTAGACCTCTAGGGTTTATTATGTTGTTACCGAATACTTTAACGTTAGATGCATCATAAATATTACCGTCAACTTCATCAGAGCCAATCGCTATACAACCATCATGACAATCCTCAAACTCATTATAAGCTGCAATTACTGATGACGACCTCGCGAGGTTTAGAGCAGCACGCAATGTGTTATCGGCCACATCATGGCGATGTTTTTTAATAGTGTTAAACAACACCTTAAACCCATTACTTCTTGCGCAGTAGATGGAATGTCTCTGACATTCCGAAATATCATTGTAAGCGATATACAGTTCACCGCTTGACCCTGTATAGCGGTCATTTGCTACGTGGATTCCATATCCTTCCCCCGGAGCTGTCCCCTTGATTTCTGAAACTTTATTATACATTATGTATGCATTTTCTACGGTTCTACCATTTTCGAAACCTGCTGAAATACCCAAAACACACTTCTTAACATTATTATACTGAATAATCAGCGTACCTGTTTTAGAACCGGCACCAACAGCGAATAACCTTTGCCTGTGATTTACGTTTTCATCACCAACAACCGAAAATCCAACAATCTCAAGCTTCTTAACACTATCGAAAGACATAAACCCACCCTCAACACCTGCCAGTTTTATAGGTGTGTTATCAGACGTTAATTTAATCTCCTTTCGCAAAGGAATCATCCCAAACATACCGCCACCTGGTACATACAGTTCGCTATATTTTGATACGTCTTCAATAGCTTTTTTTATACACTCTGTAGAATCTATACTCTCATCAACAATATATCCCCACCCTCTAACATCTTTACTTGTTCTAGCAGCGTGAACCCAACCCGTGACGAATTCATATGTTCCATTTTTTGTTATTAAAGTTGCAGTCCCGTAGTCTTCGTTTTCTTTAAATTCAACAACTTCATGTTTGTGTTCAGGAAGAACTGACCATGAGTACCAAAGTTTTCCATTAAGGTATAGTCCTTCCGTTTTGGCAGGTAATATATCTCCGACTTTAACACTTCTCATCGGGTTAGCAGGAAATACAATTCGGGCGGTAAGTTGATTTGCTAACGCACTCGCCATCTGAATGTTCGTTGACTCTTTTCTGTAGTCGCTTACCGAACCATCTTCGTGAACGTTCGCCAACTTGCAAACATAATGTTGGATTCTCTTTCCTGTAGATTCGTCTGTGTAATCTTCTTTTTCTTCATCGCTTACTATAAAGTTAAATAACGTAACTTGCTCTCCAGTTGGTGTGCCCTCGCGGTGAGCATCAATATAGATAAACGAAGGTTTATTTGATACCTGGATGCTACGGTTAAATTCCATTGCTACGCTTTGACCAGAAACATAACCCGCACCCGCTTTGATGCTGTATGCGCTGCCCGATGGCGTTACTAAGAAACCGTCTTCGATAAACCAATCTTTACCATTCTGGTCGATGATGGATTGCGCCACATCGCTGTCCATCTTCTTCATACGCTCAGTGGCGTTGTACTGCCAACTTGATGCGTCCACGGTGATGTTGGTGATTTCGGCAATGTCCTTGTATTCAAGAACAACCGAACGCACTAGTGTATTACCTGCGACACCTGGTTCATCTGCTGTCTTTGGTGTGAGTGCATGGTGGTCAATGGTCACCAACACGCCATATTCCGAGCAGTATGCACCTGTCCAGTTGAAATCGAACGGACCAACATCACTGGTCAACGTAGTGCTGTAAATTACCGAGTCTGCAGAAAGTCGACCGCGCTGCTCGACTTGTTCTTGGTGAACGATGTGGTCAGTCGGTACCACATCATCTGGTTGTGGGTACTCTGGACGATTCGGCACATTGGCGAAAATCATCTTGTCGATCACAAGTGCTTTTTCTTCTGCGTTGAGCTGTGCCAACAGTGCTTTACCTGCGGCGGTTAAAATTGACTTATCGGTGCTGTTTGCCATTTTAAAATTCCTTACCCTTTCACTGTGGCTTGGTAATATTCGCAATCAACGTTGAGCACATTTGGAAGCATGCCAACGTTTAGTCGAGTTTTGATGTGTGATGTTGAATACTGCGCTTCTACGTTCTTGCTTCGCGCTGCCAAAGGCATTTCTACATAACTGGTGTATTGATAACGACGGCAGGTTCTGCCGTACTGTCTGATTACTGTATCTAGCAGCTTAGGAACGTTGGTTAAATCGCCGTCTCTGATTTTTAAGCTGATTACATCCCAAGGCACATTGGCTAAACGCTCGTCTTGTCCAATATGCGGATAACCCAACTTGGCGAACATGTCTTCCCAACCTGCAATCGAACCCGCATCACGTGCAAAGCCGTAGGCATGCGCCACGCGGATTCGAAATAACTCTTCCGGCTCTTGCCCTAGTCGTTCAATCTCACGCTGCCAAGCAAGGATATTCACTAGTGCCATTGGTGCAGTGAGTGGGTCATGCTGTTGCAATGGCATTTCGAATGCCGCCTTTACATGCCCCCAATAGTTGCGCATAGCTCGAGCGAACTTTGCCAGCTCGCCTCTACCCATCCAGTAACGCAGCTTTATCTCAGGAATGTTCAATCGACACCTCCAACGTATTAATGCGCGGCACGGTCAGATTGTTGATGATGTCTGCGTTATCAAATTCGAGTGATTCAATCTCTGAGAACTGGGCATGTAGCTCTTGTCCTAAGCGAGAGAAACTGAATCGAAGCACTGGATTGGTCACCGTTGGTGAATAGTCCGTGTTTTGTCGAAATGCAGCACCGATGAATTGCTCCACCTTCACTCGTAACGCTTCGCGGTCTTCCATCGTCAAAGAGCGTTGCGGCCAAACTCGGCAGGTAATATCGTGGGTGGTTTCTGGCATCGCTAGAACTTGCAGATCATCGCCGTGACCGTGTTGCCCTTCAATGCGAATGTACTCATTCAAATCGGCAAGCATGTCGGATGAAGGCTCACCTGTATCGAGAAGAATTAACGCATTGGCAGTACCTGGACCACGTGGGGCGTTATGCTCAAAATACACGTTGTCGTCATTGATGCCTGCGCGACTGGTAAGTAGCGAACGGTAAGCCGCATCAATATGCCATCGGGCAACCGCGCTCCATTGGTTGCGAACACGTAAACGCAGTTCATCATTGCTTTCTTTATCTGAACCCGCCTCGTTCAACCATTCTGCAGGGTTGGTCACCGCACCAATGCCCGGTATCGCCGTTGGCAAAATGTGGTAGTAACCTTCGCCTAGGTTGTAGCCTGCGCCTTCGTTTTCGGCTTCTACCTCTGCCATCACCATGGTTTCGTTTTCTGGCATCGTGGTATCAGCAAGCACTTTCACACGGTAGATAGTGCCGTTAATTGGTTCTGTCTGAATCCAAGTATCTTTAGGGATAACCAGAGCAGGACCTTTCGATGCCGAACGCTGAAACGCGATCATACCTTTGGCTTTTGTCGCACCTTTGCGAGTGAGTTTACACTGCCATGCCAACAGGTCTAGCCATTGGTCAACCGCCGTTGCAACAAACATGTTTGGTAGAACATAGCCAACCAACAAAGTGTTAATTAGCCATAAAGTCACACTAACCACTGTTGACTCTATGAGACGCCAAAAAGGAGAAAACGGCGAGTCGTTAGAAATGATGCACTCTTCTTTATTCATCTCTTCCTTTAGCACTTTCTTCCAGCCGTCTTTATCAGTTGGAATACCGGATTGCTTCACCAGTTCGGAATAATCTGGTTTTGGAATATCAGTCATTAACGCTCTCCGTTGTTCACTATTTCAAATTGCATGTCACCAAAATCAATGGTGGTTGCGAACACGTAAATCATGCCTTCGGTTGGTTCTTCCAAACGCACGGTACCTGGTACCAGTCGAACGTCCTCTTCAACGAGCAATTCCAACTTAGTGCGAATATCTGCTTTCTTTGATGGGCTTCGCTCAGCGATCAAATCCACCGCTAAGTTGCTCTCAATGATGGCGTGTTTGATGTCTTGAGCGATGACAGCTCGGTCTTGAATCAAGATAGGGTTTCGACCTGCATCGAGCACCACGTCACCGTTCTCAATCAAAATATCTTGGTACTTGTATTCCGCCATTAGCCTGCCGCCATCTCTAATTCAGTAGCCATGTCTTGTGGGCTACTCATGTACGTTGGATAAATCGACACACCGCCGTAGTTGGTTGAGCTCGTCTGGTAATTGGCGATGTTCTTCGCCGCGCCACCTGGTTGAACTTGAAGACGTGGCGAAGCGCTTTGAACGGACTTATATTTCACTTGAGTAGCTTCATCATCACCGCCAAAGCCTGGTATCCAGTCAATGATCCCTTTCACTGATTCCCAAATTCCCGCTAGGCTTTCGGTAATCCAATTGAACACTCCGGAAAAAACTTCCTTCATTGAGTTAGCCATATCACCGATGAAGGCAAAACCGCTCGTGTCGGTAAAACCGCTCATTACCCATTTCCAACCTGCTGATAAGAATTGGAACAGGTTGCTAAACACCCCTATCACTAGAGATACACCAGACACGATTGCAGTAAGAACATAGGAAACGAACTGAATTCCTCCGGTGATTAGGTTGGAAATCACGCCAATTCCTACCACCGCCAACACTTTCAGAACTTCAAAAATCGCCACGCCTATCCATTTGAACAGAGGGAACAGAGGTTCGATTGCCTGATATAGAAAACCAAAAGAAGAACAAATCATTTCAACTCCATTCTCCAACGCTTTAAACATCGCGGTATCTCCGAACGCTGCTTTTACTTTGTCCCAATAAACGATCAATCCAACAACCGCCCCAATGGCAATACCAATACCTGTCACGATCAGTGTTATTGGACTCATTAATATACTGAGAGCCCCCGCAACTACTGTAAGTAACCCTCCTGCTGCAACTAACCCCAGAATAGCGATTGCTGCATAGCCCACATATCTCGTGATGTTAGGCAAAAGCTCAGTCCATCGAATAATTTCCATCGCGCCATCGGCTAGGGTTGAAACCACTGGTAATAGAGCAGGCAACAACGCGGCACCAAACGCGGTTCGAACGGCAAACACACCTTGCTCTAGTCGCTCCCATTGGTCTGTCATGCTGTGGGCCATCTTAATGGCAGTGTTTAGGTTACTAGCATTATTAAGCTCTCTAATGCTCGATTGAAGATCACCCGTTTTCCCGATCAAGTCAGTAATAAGCAAAACGGCCTCATCAGAGCCGAAAGCTTGTTTTATCTGATCGATTTCTAGTGAATCTAAATCACCAAACTGGTTGCGCAGTTTCGACATGATGTCGAACATTGGCAGCATCTTTCCGTTGCTGTCGGTAAATGCCATGCCTAACTTGTCTTGCGCTTTGACCACTCCGTTCATAAAGGCTTTGTAACGAGTACCCGCCTCACTACCAGACATAGAGCCTTGCAACAGGCCTAGAACGGCCATTTGCTCTTGAATCGCTACTCCGTGAGTTTTACCCAATGCGCCGACACCCTTGAACGCATCCGACATGCCTTGACCTGTCGTTTTGAACATCTCGACTGATTTGGCGGTCATGCCTGCGACTTGCTCGGCCCAGTTATCTTTGCCAATCCGCTCTGCTTGGTCTTTGAACACTGAGTACATGGTGCCCATGTAGTTGGTGATGGTAGCGGTATCGGCTTTAGTCGCTGCGGCTAAAATAGCCGAGCTTCTAGTGACACCTGCCAGTTCATCACCTGTCATGCTGCCCATAGCAGATTTAATATCGTAAGACGCTGCTACGAATTCAGTGGCCGACTTTCCGTATTCAACTGAAAACTTCATTGCTGTTTGGGCTAAGGTTTTTAGTTGGTCATCTGCAACGCCAAGTGATTTTACTTCACCCAACGCCCTGTCCATCTCAATTGCTGGCATCAAGGCTTGTTGTAATGCGAAACCAGCACCCACCATGCCCGCCGCACCCGCCATCATGGTATGAGTACCTTGACGGTAGGTATTGGTGACATCATTCAATTGACGTTGAATATTACCCAGAGGTTTTGAAATCTGGTCAATCAATCCAACTTGAAATCTAAGTGCTTCTGGTAACATCAACAATTCTCTAATTGCTTGGTGGTTAACCGCTAAAGGCTTTGGCTACACCGCTAGCGGTGACGGCTTGCATGTTTTCCCAATGGTTTTTCTCTAACCAAATAGCATAAGCTAGGTTCTGATCAGTATCCGGCTCATTGGGTAGCCACTTTCGCCGCCACGCATACATTTTTTGCCTGTCGCTGCTGTCAATGGCAGCGACAAGCCCATCTATTTTTTTACCGAGATGGAAAGCTTAGGTGCGTACTCTTTAAGAACCGCGCCATAAATCTGCGTTGCCGCACCTGGGTTCTGCTGAGTCAGTTCACGCAGCGCATCTTTTGAGCCTTCGCTAACACAGCTCATTAAGAAGTTATGGGCTGCGCTACTCGCATCACCTTGTAAAATGGTGTTTTGCGCTTCGTCGTACTCGGCTGGCGTTGGGTTGAACTCTAGATCTGTTGTACCAACGGTTAAAACAATGGCTTTACTCATGCTGCTTCTCGCTCTTTCTTATCTAACTTGGCTTCTAGACGGTCGAATCGACCGTCCATAGATTCTTTAATGTCGTCTACGGCTTCGCGTAGTTCGTGCTTTGTGGCGTACTTTTCTGCGACATCGCCACGCAGTCGCTCAGTGGCTAGCGCATTGGCATGGATACGACGATCATGGTCTTGTGAGGTGCTTTGCCCTTTATCCGTTCTGCCGAAAACCACATTGATGATGGCGATAAAGAGTGCAACGGTTGCAATAATCGCCGATACCCATGATGGATCCATTGCTATTCCTTCTGAGGGATTTCTTTCAAGCGCTTGCCTTGTAGCGCCGCGATGATGTCGTCAACCGTGTCTTGAAGAACATCGTTCGTGCTTAGACCTTTCAAGGTTTCCAAGCCCCACACCACAAGGCGAGTTGCGAAGCGTTCAAGGATGATTGTCCAACTGATTTGGAAGAACAGACCTTTCAATACTTCAAACAGTGTCTTGCCTACGATTCCGGTTAAGAAACTCATGCTGCTTCTCCGATCAAGGATTGATATGCCAACAGGTAATCTTGTTCCGTTGCTTTACCTGCACTTGTGTTCCAGTACTTCTTCGCGTACCGCGCTAAACCTTCTAGGTCATCGGCATCGGGTAGCGCTTCTGGGAATCGAATCAAGTTAAGCCGCGCCGCCGCTACCGCAAACTGAGGTGAGATCACCATGTAACGCGCATCTAAACCGCCAATTGGTGCAAACATCTCCAATGCATCAAGCAAATGCGGTCGACCTTTTCCGAGCCACTCAATAAGCCAATTGAACGTTGCTGGCTCCATTTGGGTGAAACCTAACGCAGGACCACGGACTTGCTTTGAGTAAGTAAACTTTCCAGACTCATGAGCAATAATCATCAGGATCAGGTTGATTGCTGCTTGAGTGTTGAGTTTGCCTTTACCACCGGATGCCATATCCAGATGGTCAAGGACTGGTTTGATGATGTGCTCAATAAAGAGCTTCGCTAAGTTCATCGTTTCATTCGCTCCAATTCGCTTTGACACTGGGTGCAGTACTTGCAACCTGGTACTTTTTGGCGGCGTTCTTCTGGGATTGGGTCGCCACATTCGCCGCATTCATGTGCGCTTTCCCGTTGTTCAATTCGCTTCGCCCCTGCCAATTGGTTGGCAAGCGCCATTTCAGTGAATTTGGCTTCAAGACCGCAGGCATGGTCGATAACATCTGCCATCGTTCCCCCTGCTTAGTTCGTTAGGTCTTCGGTTTCGTCTTCTCGTAGGTAAGGAGTACCGTTGATATGGACAAAATCAGAACTGGTCACGTCAAAAGGCAGTTTGTGAAGCAATGCGCTGCCGCCGTTGGTGTCGATATCAAGCAGGTCAGAAATCTTGATTCGACAACCGAACGCTTCCACCTTCAATTCGTCTTTATCAATCTTTCCGTAGAACAGAGCATCAAAGGCAGGAAGACCGCGCCAAGAACCGGCTTGTTTTGCTGCTTTGCTCAACTGGTTGAACTGCTGAGTGGTTAGCTCAATCTCACCACTGGCTTCAACGTCACCGTCTGCGTAGCCATTTGGTACACCGTAGTCTTTTTGCACTGCTGAGTTATCGGTAATAGACAACGTTACTTTGCTTGCTTTGAGCTTGTAATCACCCAAAGAGAAATGCATGTTCTTGCCAGAAATACGCATGCTCATGGATTACGCCTCCGTATCTGCTGCGTTGCTTAGGTCTAACGCGATGTTGACGACAATGTGTTTCGGGCAGTTGTGAGGGCGAACCATCAAACCGATCACCACTTTGGTTTTAGTCATCCACTGGATGGTGACGTCTTCGTCTCGTGGCTTCATGATTTCACCAGGGAAGGTGATACCCGCGATCTCTGTACCTTTGGACATTTCACGCATGTCCGTGCGGAAATAGGTGCGGTTTAACTCAATACTTGCAGGTGTCGAGTTAAGGATTCGGTCAGCGATACGACGAATCGCCTTAATGCGCACACGACGGTTGAGTTTGTGAACTGGGCGAACATATTCGAGGTATTGATAATCGCCGCCTTTCGCTTCTAGCGTGGTGGCGTCTGTCCAATAAACACCTTCTAGATCGGCATACCATTGCGGCAGTGAGTAACGCGCTTCGGCTAACGTTCCAATGGTGCTCATTTCTAGGGCTTTGCCTGCGCTGTCCGTTGGCATGTCACCCAAATCAAGTACACTGCCAGTCGCCACACGCATTGGGCTATCAGCAACCGTTACGCTGCGGTCACAAAGTCGACCAGCAAGCACACCAACGTTGTTACCGTTGAGTTGAGGAACCGGAGTCACCAAGTTTGCAGCAACATCTTTCACCAAAGTGATCATGGCGGTTTCATACTCTGCCCACGTTTGTGCACCGTCACCTTCTGCAACAATGCCCGGACACGCAGCAAGGAAGAACACCCAACGACCTAGTTTGCTTGTCAGCTCCGTAGCTTTGGATTGCATATCAGTGAACTGAGTTTTATCCGTAACTGGGTCACAGATGGCAATACCTTCGAACGAGTCGGTCAGGTTTGCTAAGTCCACGGCATCTTGCCAAGTATCGTCAGCCGCTAAACCAACAATCGCACCTGTCCAGTTTTGCTTACCGTTGATCTGCGCCGCTTTCACGTTTTGACCAAGTGCATCGTCCGCAACGACTTCGTCAAGGTTGGTCATGTTATTGATGCGGGTCACTTTGCCTTGCAGTTCGGCTTTATCAGTGCGCCCGATGAAAAGCACATGGCGTTCAATCTCTGGGATGCCGCCTTGTCCTAAATTGAGGTTGTTAACCTCTACCTTTCCGGTTGCCATTGGTTATGTCCTCTGTTTTGCCTGCTCAAAAATTTTGATGAGCTGACGACTGACTTCACGTTCTTTGCTTCCGAGAATCTGACGTTCTGCCAATGGAATATCCCAACTAGTGATACTTGGCTGATTAGAGAGTTCTCGAATGATTTGCCCTGCTTGACCATGTGTGATGGTTGCCATCAACTCACGCAAACTGGGTTTCTTTCGCCCTTTGCCGCTTTTCCGCTTTACCGTGTATCCAAGCTCTCTCAGCTTTCTTGCTTGCCCTTTGGTACATGGTGCGGAGTAATCCGGCTTTCCCCATCGCTTTTGCATCTGATGACGAGTCATTTTTTGTGACTGCCCTGTGTGATGCCTTGCTGCGAGTTTGGCGGTTAACTTGTTGCTCCAAGTCAAATCAAGCTGATTGGCATTTCGTACATAAGGCGTTAAGCCCTTTGCCATTCGCTTTAAAACTTTGCCGCGCTTTTTGCCTTTTCTCGGTTCTAGCGCTTTGTCGTTGATGTCCTTTTGCGCTCGAATTCTTCGCCTTACGTTGGCAATTTCCCAACGACCGAGCGTTTTCAAAATCCAGAAACGCTTCTTTGGTGGTAGTGCCAACATCGCAAGCTTTTCTTGCATGTTGAGCACATCGCGCTCATTGACGTTAATCTGAGGCTTCATTCACCAACTCCGCTTCTTCTGCGGTATAAATTTCCACTGCTTGGACTCGGTAAACTTCACCGCGCCAAGTAATCATTCCTGCTGGGTCGGGAATCAATTCAATGGGCTCCATCAACTCAAGTTCGATGGACACGTCAGCAATTTCACTACTGATCACATCAACAGACAGTTGCGGGTCACCCAACTCTTCTTCATTGCGGTCAGGCTCATAATCACTCAACCAACAGGCAACCAAAGCCAATAAGCATCGTGGGTCTAGCAAGCTGTGTGGAAACTCTTCAATGTTCAACACTGCGTTGTATTTCCAGTGGCAGGCAACATAACCGCCGTTACCTCTGTCTTCGCCATTTGGAACGATAGTTCCGTTCTCTTGCCAAGCTTCAATCTTGTTATCGAGCACGCTTGAATTGAGGTGGCTAACGATGTAATCCGTTAGGTGCTCAAGCTTGGTTTTGTTGTAAGTGGTATCGCTCATAGTGATTCAATCCCGTTAGAACTCAGCCCAAGTAATTCACGTACATCACGAGTGCTTTGTGCGAGAAAACGTGCCTCTTGTTCCGGTTCATCTGTTGCCACGCTTTCGCCTTCTTTGCGGCGGTCTTGCGTGGCGAACTCTTTAATCAACTCGGCGTGTGCACGACCGTAAACCGCTCGCTTGTACAACAGGGCTTTAGCGCCACTGAATGTCGGTATTTCGCCGTTTTCGATCAGGCTATCCAATCGACCTTGGATGTTTAGCGCGGCGATGGACACCGCATAAGCCAGTGAATCGTTATCGAACGTATGAGGAATGCGGCGCAGCTTGCGGAACTCATCGGTGGATAAATCCACCCAACCTTCACCTGGTATGGTGGTATTTGGGGCGCTGTTAACTTTGCCGCCAAAGCTCATAACGTTTCCTTAGCTCTTTCTGAATTAGGGCACCTCTAGCCACTGGGTCGACGGTTTAGAATGAACCACGCAGGTTATTCCAACCTCGCCAGCCGAGGTGCGGTGGCGTAGGAGTCTGTCTATAGACAAACGCTATAAATTTTTGCCTTCTGCGAGTGCGTTAAGTCGCATCTCGATTTGCTTGATTTTGGTTTGAACACCAATTTTGTCGTGCTTTTCATGGGCAATTTCGAGCAGCTTTTTCGCCTTCTCTAATTGCTCTGAATCGCCGATTTGGCTTGGTTGTGGATCACCTTTTTCATTGAGAAGCAATCCGTAACCCGCAAACTTGTACCATTTGGCTTCAAGCTTCTCTGGCAACTTCCACTCTTTGTCGATTTTCTCGAACACTTGAGAGAAGTACGGCTCAATCGAGTGTCCATTAGGTAGTTGGCTTTCTGCCCATTCGAGGACAAAGTCACCACATACCACCGCCCAACTCGAACGTTTGAAGTTCTCCGGCGTTGGTAAGTCCAACTCGATGGCTTTGAACAGCCAATCAATCGCGGTTTCAAGGTCTTTGGTATCAAACAACCAAATAATCAAATCCGTGAAAATTGGGTTTTGATAACTTTCCCCTGCCGCCAAGTACTTCTCTGCGACTTCTTTGTATTTCGGGATCAGTACGTCACGTTTGTAGTTGACCTTTTCCGAAATCTGAACGAAGTCTTTTAACTTAAGTTTGTCTTGCTCAAACTCGATTAAGCGCAAGTGCAAACTGTCTGGGCTTGGCACAGTGGCGGCGAGCGCCACTGTGTTTTGCTTTTCAGCCATCGCCAACTTATGGCGCATTGCAGGGGATAAGTTCATGCTTTACCTACTCAACTACAGGCTTCGGACCAATATGGACTTTTTCTGGGTTGTAAGCGGCAAACGCTTCCAACACACCCACTGCGTAACCTTCCATTCGCCAGTATGAGTTCTCGTACTGCTTACGGTCTTCTTCGTGCTTCGCTTTACGCTGCGCGGTGCCGTGCTGCGTTAGCACTTGAAGGTTTGCAGGAATCGTCACAACCATTGCGTTGTCTGGCATAAATGGTGGAACGTATGCAGGGCGACCAGCGATGGTTTTATCCACTTTTTGCGCCGCGATTTGCTCACTTGGTTTATCAGCAGCGTCATACAGCTTGTATTGCGCAGCAGAAATCAAACCAGAGCCAACGAATACCGTTAGGCGAGGGTCATTGCGATACATTGGGTGGATCTGGTTGTTGATGATGTCAGACGCCATCGCATCCAGTGTTTTGTAATCGCCGTTTGCATCGAAATACACATCAACGTCAACAATTTGAGCCGCTTTGCGATTCTTCACAAAGTGATACCAACCTTCGTTAACATCTTGGCCTAGTGGGTTAGCTTCTGGGTCAGTTGTTGCTGCGGCAGACACACCGTTCCAACCAATACGCATAATGTCTAGCGCATACATTTGGTTAGAGAACTGCGATACCAGCTTCATAAACAGATCACGACCACCTTGGTTTGCCCACTGGCATAGCATTGCCCACGTGATAGCTGCACATGAGTCGGTTTCTGCAAGTTTGAACTTGTGGCCACCAACACCGATTTCTTTTTGGAAGCGACCGCCAGCCTTACGACCTGTATACAAACCGCTCACACCCACATCGACCACTTGACCTTCGATTTGGTCAACGGTGGTAACGGTGATCATTTTTAGAAACTCGGCAGACTCGGAAATCGCTGCACGGAGTTTGGTTTCTAGCTGTGGCGAGACGTTGAACAACTGCTCGACGCTAGTAACGCCATAGCTTTTCGCTAATTGCTGAGCGAAGTGGTCCATATTCTCGCGAGCTGATTGAGTAAGAATCTGCGACATTACGCGATGCTCCTGGTTAGTTTTTTCAAGCGCCTGTGATTAAACAGGCATGTAATCGTCACCCGCAGGCGCAGGATCAGGACGTTGGTCTGGTGCTTCTTGACTCAGTTTGTTGAACTTCTCTTCCAACTCACCTTGCTTAGTCGCAATGCCTTCAAGCTGCTCAGTTAGCGTCGAAAACTGCTCCGGTGTTAAACCTTCCGGTTTTGGATTGTTTTCGTCAGCTTCTGGTGCTGCAGGCGTATTTTTACCAAACGTATTGAACTTCTCTTCAAGTTCATTTTGCTTGCTGCCGATGCCTTCAATTGCCGACATCATTTGGGCGAACTGCTCTTTGTTCATTGGTTCTTCATCCTCTGGTTGAGGTGTTGCTGATTGTTCTGGCTCGTGCTCAGAACTAAAGATGTGGTTACAAAACGAGTAGAAACGCTCGAAACGTGTTAAGCACTGAGAAAAATCGACCTCTTCTAATGCGTCAGATTCCAAAGTCGTTTCTTGCCCATTAGTAGAGCGTGAGAATTTGAGTAGCGTTGTACCTGTAGAGGCTGGGGAGTCAGTCACAGCTAGACCTTCAAGATAACAACGCCCCTCGCCCTTGTAGTCGGGATTTGGTTCGATAGAAGTGAATAGCTTCTGACCTTCCTTGTTTGCTTCTAGCAAGAATTGGTTAGGTGTTAGCTTGGCGAACAGGCGAAGTTTGCCGTCTTTCTCTTCTGCTTTTAGCTCTTCAACAATGCCCCAGTTCTTGCCTTTGTATTGCGTCCAATCACTGCGGTAGTGTTCCGGCCAAATTAAAGCTGTGTATTCTTCTTTCGAATACTGCTCCGCCATATCTTTAATCCAAGATGCGGCGATTTTTCTTCCGTCTACTGTGTTGCCTTCTGTGGCAACCACTACCCAATCACTGGTTTTTGGCATGTGGTAACACTCTTACTGGTTAATGCGAAATTGCCTTTAGATGTCGCAACAATACGCCCAAGTTTTTAGGCTTTCAGCAACTTGTGTTCGGGTGAATTCGGATATTTGAAAAACTGGAAAAGGAAGGAATTTTTGTAGGCGAATCAAGGTGTTTTCTGGGCGTATCATTCGCTTATGGCATATTCTCCCGAAATCAGACAAGCCGCCCGATCCCTCTATTTGAAGGCATGGACGCCACGTGAAATCGCCGACGAACTGAACCTCAATAACGATCGCATCATCTACTATTGGGCGGATAAGTTTGGTTGGCGTGATATGTTGCGTGAACAAACGATTGATGAAGCTATCGCGAATCGTATCCAAACCTTGCTTGAGATTGAAAACCCAAGCAAACCACAATTGGATATGCTCGATCGGCTGATTGACCATCACGTCAAACTTAAGAAACTCCGCGCCTCTGAAACGCCAAAACCTGCCGCCAATCCGTCTGAAAAAGGCAACAACGCCAAACAAGCTAAAGACGATTCAAACAGCAATAGCAGCTCTGGTAAGTCGAAGAAGAAAGGAAAGAATGATGTCAGCGAGATCACCGAAGAGTGTTTCAAGCTTTGGCATGACTCTTTGTTTGAATACCAGGTGGTTATGCGTAACAACCTGCATCAGCGTATTCGTAACATCCTTAAATCTCGCCAAGTTGGTGCTACTTACTATTTCAGTGGTGAAGCGCTAGAAAACGCCATCCTTACTGGTGACAACCAAATCTTCTTATCCGCTTCTCGCGCACAAGCAGAGGTATTTCGTCGTTACATCATCTCGCTAGCCAAGGAGTTCTTAAACCTTGAACTGCAAGGCAACCCGATCACCTTATCGAACGGCGCTGAACTTCACTTCCTTTCTACCAACGGCAAAACGGCGCAGAGTTACCACGGTCACGTTTATGTCGATGAGTACTTTTGGATTGGTAAGTTTGACGAGCTGAACAAAGTTGCATCGGCAATGGCGACGCATAAGAAGTGGCGCAAAACCTACTTCTCGACACCATCCACCAAAATGCACCCCGCTTATCCATTCTGGACGGGTGACAAATGGCGTGAAGGCAAAGACACACGCAAGAACATCGAGTTCCCGACATTCGAAGATTACCGCAAGGGCGGTCGTTTATGTCCTGATAAACAATGGCGTTACGTAGTCACCATTGAAGATGCCGCCGCAGGTGGTTGTGACTTGTTTGATATTGACGAACTGCGCGAAGAGTACAGTGAAACCGACTTCAACAACCTCTTCATGTGTGTTTTCGTCGATGGTGCCAGCTCCATCTTTGAATTCAACAAGATTCAAAAGTGCATGGTGGATGCCTCTATTTGGCAAGACTACGACGTCAAGAAAGCGCGACCATTTGGTAACCGTGAGGTATGGCTAGGGTATGACCCATCACGAACCCGAGACAATGCCGTGTTGATGGTCGTCGCTCCACCAATCGTTGCCGTGGAGAAATTCCGCATACTGGAAAAACACAGTTGGCGTGGTTTGAGCTTCCAACATCAAGCCAATGAGATCAGCAAAGTCTTCAAACGCTTCAATGTGACTTACCTTGGGATTGATATCACAGGCATTGGTGCAGGTGTTTACGACCTACTGCACAACAAGCACCCACGCGAAACCGTGGCAATTCATTATTCCAACGAAAACAAAAACCGCTTGGTGATGAAGATGATTGATGTGATTGACGGTAACCGTTTGCAGTTTGACGCAAACAATAAAGAAACCGCCATGTCATTTATGGCAATCAAACGCACATCGACCAACAGCGGTAACATGATGACGTTCAAAGCAGACCGGAGCGAGTTGGTTGGTCACGCCGATGACTTCTGGGCATTGTCTCACGCACTTATTAACGAACCACTCGATCACAGCACCAAACGCAAATCGCGTTGGTCATTCTCCGCAGAACAAGGGCAATTAGCAGCATGACAGAGCAAATGATTCAAACCGAAACGGCAGATACGCCAACCGAAACAAAATCGGTATACAGTTTCGACCCGACTCCCGAACCTGTTGATACCAACAGTTGGATGACCCGCTATTGTGAGTTGGTCTACAACGATATGGAAGATTACTGGGAAACGCCAATCTCGCTCAAAGGCTTGGCTGATATTGCCAATGCCAATGGCTATCACGGCTCATTGCTCAAAGCACGAGCAAACTATGTTGCCGGACGTTTCTCGCAAGGTGGGGCGATGTCCATGTTCTTAATGAATAACGCAACATGGGATTACTTCGGTTTAGGGATGGCGGCGTTTGTTAAACTGCGAAATCACTTTAAGAAGGTGATTGGTTTACACCCATTGCCAATGGTGCATATGCGAAAGCGCAGAAACGGCGATTTTGTCCAGCTCCTTGGCAATAACAAGCAAAAGGTATTCAAAGCAAAGGATGTGGTTTTCATCCCTCAGTATGACCCACAACAACAGGTGTATGGTTTACCCGATTACTTGGGCAGCATTCAAAGCAGCTTGTTAAACCGCGATGCTACGCTATTTCGCCGCCGTTATTATCTGAACGGGGCACACATGGGTTTCATCTTCTACGCAACGGACCCGAACCTGGATGAAAAAGACGAAGAAGCGTTGCGCCAAAAAATCCAGAGCTCTAAGGGCGTGGGCAACTTCCGCAGCATGTTTGTGAACATTCCAAACGGCAAAGAGAAAGGCATTCAACTGATTCCAGTTGGTGATATCGCCACAAAAGATGAGTTTGAACGAATCAAAAACATCACCGCGCAGGACGTTTTTGCAGGTCATCGCTTCCCAACAGGTATGGGTGGCATGTTCCCACAAACAGGCGGTACCGCTCCCGACCCAATCAAAGTGAGCAATGTCTACGATAAGTATGAAGTCATTCCGGTATGTAAGCGTTTTATGGATGCGGTGAACAATGACCCAGAGATCCCACCGAACCTTCACTTGCAGTTTGATTTGACGGTTGGAGATGCTGCGTAAACTTTCGTTTTAGACTGTACAAAAACACAGCTTATTGGCGTATGATTATTAGGTCAGTCAATAAGCTAGGTGTTTACTATGAGAGTGTTGTGCCCAGAGTGCGGTGAAAAGAGCCGTATTCAAAAATCCAACCGTTTATCTAACAGTCATTCAGATTTGTATTGCAGTTGCAGTGACCCAGAATGTGGGCACAGTTTTGTGATGAATTTATCTTATAGCCATACGTTAAGCCCATCAGCCAAAACAACCAGCCAAATGGCTTTTGAGTTATGTAAGGCGTTGCCGCCAGAAGCGCGACAACACCTTAAACAGCAACTTTCGATGCTTTAAATTACGAGTATTCGTAAATTACTTTGTCATAAACGCAGTACTCTCCGCTTCCCAAGCCATCTCGACAATGCTCAAGATGGCTTTTTCTTTTTCTTCGTCCAACGGTTCCTTCATATCAGCGATAATCAAGCCCGCAATGTATGCCCCTGCAAATCTTGTAAGTGCTGTCGCCTCACTGTTCGCAACGCCATCGACCACGATTTCTAATGCAGATAGGGCGATGTCCCTTTGCTCGTAAACCTGATCCTTTCCAATTTGTTGTAATACAGCCATTTAGCCTCCTAACTGACGAACTACTGTATATTAATACAGTAGTTTTTATCCCACAATTTCAATGTGCGATTTTGTTATCTATATTTATGTTTATATAAGCGACTGCTATTCCATAACAATCGCATTGCATAATAAGAATTAATGAAATATCAAAATTTGATTTAAATACACTTTTGTTAACGACTCGTCATAGTTGGCATATCTTTCGCTCCTATAAGTCAAAGGAGACTAGTGAAGGAATCTGCATGACAAGTGAATTCAAAGGTTTAGATCCAATTGTTTCCTTTTTTGTAAAAGAACGATTACGAAAAAGAAAAACTCAGACGCAAATTGCAACTCAAACTGGTATTAAACTGACGACCTATCAGCGTATCGAGCAAGGGAAGCGCTCACCGGATTTGACAGAACTGCGCAAGCTGTGTCGGTACCACCAACTCACGTTTGTGGATGTTGCCTTGGGGGAATTGAACAAAAGACAGATTGATGATCAGGAACTGCTTTCCGCGACTCAACTGGTGCCTAATCGAATTCGTCACGCATTGATTGACCTGATTAAGTCCATCACGCAGAAAGAATAAAGCCCACCGGATTGGTGGGCTTTGGTTTATGCTTTTAGAATATCCTGTATTTCTTAGCACTCTCTTCGTTGTTCTCTATCAACAATTGGTGAACGAACTCATTTTTTACAAGTTCCGCTATGTCGTTAATGTCATCATATTCACCTGTCACTCTTTCGCTTACGTCCTGCATCCAACCATCAAAAACTAAAAGAGAAACCCACATCTCATTGTCACCCCAAACAATGTCCCCAATTACAGCACCACTTAAGTAGCCGCTGTAATTCTCCTCTTGCTCGTCAATGGTATCTTGGTCTAGCTCGGCAAAATCATTGATTTCCAAACAGGTGTTTTTTGCAATCGCTTCAATAGCGTCTTCACAACTTCCATATTTACTTGGATAGCAAGTAGTCTCATTTACCATCTTGCTTATTTCCTGTTTTACTTGGTCGATGGTTATTTCTCTGACGGTACTCATAGTGGTGCTCCTACGCTAGCGGCCAATCGTCGTCCATCTCTGGGAAGAACGATAAGTCCGGTTGTTGATATTCTTTGTTTTCAGGTTGAGCAAATACGCTGTCCCAACCTTCGAAATTCATCCAACTGCGGTCTTCCGCAGGTGTGCTAGTCACTTCAACCAGTTGCGCAGGGCGAATATTGCCGTGTTCGTCCAGCTCCGCAGGGCGGATTTGCAAACTTCTTTCACTGTCGACTCGAATTGAGCTGCCTTTTAGCAGCGCTTCCACCGTCGATTCATCGAGAACCGATGGTTTATTGTTCATATGTCTCTCTGGTTCTAACAAACGGGATAGCTGATTGCTGACCTGTTCGTCTCGGGGCTCCGTACAGTTATTGACAGAACTCCGAGAGGTGCCGGAGGCACCAATTACGGTCGCTGCGCTCCCTTGGGTGATCGCTTCAGCTTCTGCTTCTACCTTTGATTTCTTTTGAATTGTCCAAACCTTAGTGCGAGTTTTAACGACCGCTTCCGGTGTTTGGAATCCCTCAATCTTGCGAACGTCCTCACCGTGAGGAGACGCAAAAGGAAGAACTTGATATGAGTTTGTGATCAGCAAATCTTCGCGCTTAACGAATGGACCACCTTGCCCCATTATGTAGCCTTGCCAATTGCCATGGTCTGCCGCTTTCATCGTATCTACGATGCATGCTTCATCAGATTGGATTCGTGCCTGGTAGTTTTTGCCGATCACATCCACCAACTCTTTATTGGTTAACAGGTGATCAGGTTTAACCGGACCAACTACATAGCGGTGCAGCATGTAGTACATATCCAACAGGTCAGCGCGTTCTTGCATGAACACGTATTCCATAAAGGCTTTTTTGTTTTGGCTTGCGAAGCGGCGCAACTCGCGGTAAGTCGTAACCGGAGCACCACCAAAGAATTGGAATTGACGAATTGCCCAGCGGCTTTTCCAAGCGCTAACGTTCTTCGCCATGTCTTTCACTGATTTGCCTGTTTCGTCGGACACTTCATCGTCCATGGCAAAACCGTCAATATTCTTAGAGATGTATTTTGCGATGTAGCCTGTTGCGGTACCTTTCTCTGGGTCGATGTAACCAAAGTCGCAACGTGGTCGGTAATCCATAGGACCAACATAACTGCCCTTACGAAATGGCTTTTGCTTTTCCTTCTCGTATTGCGGGTGCAGTTCGCCACGGTCTTCTAATGTTGCGTAGCTAATAAAGATATCGCGCACTTCCATCACATCTTCTGGTTTAACCCAGATCAGCAAATGCCAGTGTGGTGTGCCATCGTGATGAGGCTCGGCAACACGAACGCCAAACCAACGGATTTCTTCACGACCTAACTTGGCGCGGATACGCTGCCAAACATTATTAAGGTACGACTGTGCCTCACGAGGGCTTGCGCCGTTCCAGTGGTCAATGAATCCGCCTTTTTTGTATGAGTTATGGTATTTAGATGGCGTGGTTAGCGTTAGGAACAAACCTTGTAAACCAAGCTCGTTACCGATGTTTTCACAACCGCGACAACGCACCATCAACTCATGACGGCGAATCGCAGGGTTAGATACGCTTTTCAGAACCATCTCAGCAAGATCAGCTTTTTCTTCGTTTTCTTCGTCGAATAGTTCACATTGCTTGATGTATTCCCAGTTGCGCTTTTGCTGCTCTTGGTGCTCACGAACACAATCCCAAGACGCATAAGCCGATGCTTTTGAAGATACTTGCCCCATAGCAATCGCTAAGTGCTCACGCATAATTTTTCGTGCCTTCACCAAACGACCAAACCACCACTTCTCGCTAATCATGCGAGAGATATCTTGCAGAGCAGACAACTCATTTTGCTTTTTGTATTTGCATGGTGGCTTAACGCCAAATTCGGAAGTGAAAGCAGCTAACTGGTGATAGCCCTCAACAACAGGGCAGAACGTTTCGTCCTTTTCCTGTTCAGCTTCCGTAATGCTTGCCAACTTAGAAGAGATAATTTGGAAACGCGCATTCATGATTTTGCCAATCTTGAATGCCATCTCTTTGATTTCGTCCAGTTCCAATTCTGCCAAGATGCGGCTTTTCACTGGCTTGCGGTTTTTCTCCGCTTTGTCGAAATCAAAACGAAGTTGAGGTTTTGCGATCGCAGGATGTGCAGAAACAAAGTCGCTTTGGTCAGTGGTTTCAATTTCTTCACTGAGCAAAGCCACCTTTTGAGTGGTTGGTAATTTCTTGTAGCGAGTCATGACCATGCGAACACGTTCCGCTGCCGGACGCATTCTTTCACGCAAGAAGGTATTCGCTTTCTGCTGTGGGTTGCGAATGCCTTTTTTCTTGTCGGTGTCACTTAACTTATCGTTGCAAGTTTTGATGTAGCGTTTAGCAAAGTACTTAACCAAGTAATCTGGCAAGTTTTCAAACTGCTTTTTGCACCATTCAAAATCACGTGGGTTAGCCTCGAACAGGTTACGTTCGATCACGCTCATGTCGTCAGGTTCTAGAGACTCATCAAAACGTCTTGCCCCAAAACAAGCATCCGCAATCGTTTTTGGCGGTTGCGGAAAAACGTGCATGCTTCCCCAACTTTGACAAGCCAGAGAAGCCGCACGTTTGTAATCATGGTCAAACCCGAACTTGTCTAAGTCCAGTAGCTCGATTTCTGTTGGTTCGATTAGGTGATTCACGCTTAAACTCTTACGCACCAACACTCAACGCCATTTGCCAAAGCGGATTGGTATAAGTTGGCTTCTTAATACCAACCATTTCGATTGGCTTCGCTTTAGATTTAGCGCGAAGCTTGCGAACCTGCTCCGCTCTCGCCTTGCTCTTTTTAATGTTGGTTACGGCTTCATCCAGTGAGCAACCTTCTCTCAAGTGCTTGTAAATGGTGGTGTGCGTGGTACCGATCGCATTAGCGATGTTCTCGATTCCTTTAATGCCTTTCCATTCATGCATTGGTGTACCGCTGTTGTTCTCTCTTCCATCAACAAAATGAACCGCTTCACGAATCGTTTTGCCGTTACGAAGGCGTGACTTCAAAGTACCTAGAGGAATACCGAACGCTTTTGCGATCGCTGACTGACCTTTGTGACCGTCTAGTTCGTAGATGTAATCTTTTCTCATGCTGCCACCTTCACTGTTTTTGGCGTCCCACAACGTTGGCAATGAGTTTCTTTTGCTTTGAATGCTCTTTTGCACTCTTGGCATTGCTCAACACTAGTTGAAACGATATGACTCAAGCCTTGAGGAATATCGAAGCGATTGCCGTTATCCCAGATAAACCAAGCGTATTCACACGAATCTGAACCGCCTTTGACAAAGCGAGGGCGAGGAACAATAACTGGCGTTTTTCGTGGAAAACCGATTTCAAACCAAAACGGCAAACGGTCTATCGAACCCAAATAGTTAACACGCTGCAGGTACGCCATTGTTCCGTCTGGTGCTAACTCACTTAGGCTTTTGCGAATGAATTCCTCCGTCAGTGAAAATGGAGGGTTAGTGATGATCACATCTTGCGTACCGAAATCAGTTGTCAGGTAATCAATACCTTTTTCGATTTCAGCAAATGACTTTTGGCTCTGTGGCAAAGCTATCTTGTCGAAGATTGCACCAGTACCGTAACAAGGTTCTAAGAACTTGTCGGTTGGGCGAACTGTTAACTTTGATAGCAATGCGTCGACAACTTCTGACGGCGTTGGGTAAAGCTCACGTGGTTGTACTTTTCCGGTAGTTGAACTCATGCCGCATCCTCCGCTTCAATTTGATCCCGTAGAATTGCGATACGCTCAATCAACAAATCTTCGATGTTTAGTAACTCTTCTAGTGCTTCCTCTTTGTCAATCAGCACTACGTTGTGAGCATGCGCCGTTGTATTTGCATCAAATACAATTACATTCAACAAGTTCATTGATGATGAGAATTCAATGCGAACACTTATGATGTCAGCGCTATCTAGTGCTAACGCGAAAAGGCTATTGATAGTGGCTTGAATCGCCAACTTATTAGCGATTTGGTTAATGTCTTTATTCATCTTCTATGCTCCTACGCTAAGACGAAAAAAAGCCCCCTATTACAGGGGCAAAGGCTGGCTTGCTGTCTAATGGGTACTACTGAATTGGTAATGCTTGAGGCGACGAACATCACCCAAGTCATTGTCGAAGCTGACAATCATATCTTTTAGATACTGCATTCCGCTTCGAATCTTTTGCAGCTCCAAGTCGTTAAACGACTCAAAAGCGCGTTGGTAATCTTTCGCAGGTAAACCACCTGCAATAAGCACTAGGCCACGGCTTTTATCCGGTAGTGCGTCAAACACCTTTCTCAACTTGCAGCGAGTGGCCTCGCCAGTGAAAAGAGCCTTACAAGCTGCAATGCTTTCTGCGGCATTTGGTGTCTGCAACTGGCGCTCTTGTTTAATAGCTAACTGACTCACGTGGACTCCTTAGGTTAAACCTGGAATAGGTGCACCGTTGGCTAGGAAATCTGTGCCCATTTGCATGAGAGGCTGAAAGCCTGTGGTGCGGTTTTCTAAATCATTGACGAACAAAACCAAGTTACCGATGGCAGCTTGTACCTTGGCGATGGTTTTGCGTTTTTGACTGCGAGGTAAACGGTCTGCACTGCACATGTGCATTGCATCGCTAGACAGCTCACCTGAAAAATGGCTATTGAGCAGAGTGCGCTCTAATAGGTTCTTCTCTTCACCTTCTTGTGGCAGTTGGACTGTCACCACACCGAGATCAGCAAAGAGTGTGTTCACAATGGTGTAATCGCCGGATTCTTTACTCAGCAATGCCAAATCAACTGGGTCTAACTTATGAGGCTGTTCTGGGTTCAGCTTGTTACGCAGCATTCTTCCAGTTAGCCCGATACGTGGTGCTAGCTTTTCCATATTGTGATTGACGGCGAAGTCGCTACATGCAGCATTGAAAGATTGCTGTTTGCGTTCGCGTAATCCGCACATGGCGATTTGTTTGTCCATGATCCACACTCTTACATGAAAGGCGGTACGAAAATGACGACCCAAGCAAATACATGTAGCCACAACGGGCAGTATGATTTGGTTGGGATTAGAGAAGAAAAGCGCATGGTCTAAGCCGCCTTACCGATTGCTTTGCTTGATTTTGGCTCTAGAAACTCCAACGCTTCACGAGCAGCAATTTCATGCATTGCAACCATATTGATTAGCGGTTTATCGCGAGGTTTATCTTTGCGTTTGGTGATGATGCGACCTTCACTGATGTACTGACGGATGGTGCCAATCAGCAAACCTGTAACGCGTGAGTACTCTTCCAAAGTCACGTAAGGGCTGATAGGTGGTATCTTGAAACTAAGCATGGTGATATCCTTGCGTTTATGTCTATATTCATCGGTTGCCATTTGCTTTGGTCGGCATAACATCCGAAAACAACTAGATAATAGATCGTCATTTTACTTTCGTAAATAGTATTTTGACAATCTAGTCGAATTTGAGTGATCTAGATCTATGAAAAAGAGTCTAATACCACCTTTTAACTATATGAAGGGTTCTGATTTTACGAAGCGACTTAAGCTTTTGACAGGCTGCAATGATTTTCAAGAGCTCAGCGAGTTACTTAACGTCCCAAAAACCACTTTTAGTACTTGGAACTCTCATGACCGGACGTCACATGAGTTGATTGTTCGTTTGCATTTAGCACTTGGAATTCCAGTCGAAGAACTGGCTCTAAACCCTGAGGATAGAAAGCATGCTTCGGAGATTCGTGAGTCTACTCACCAATACATACCTCAAGAGCCATTAAAACAAGTAGCCCCATCACAGCGCTCTGTTGTGATTCTTCCAACGTTCTGTTTAACGAATGGTCAGCTCATAGATACAGGAGAAATTCCTTACCCTGTCAGAATGTTCAATAGCTGGAACCTTGACGAATCAAACACCATTGAAATTGAGACAAATGAGGCGCGGTACTTGGTAGATAAGCGCTTCACGGATGCCATGAGTGGGTATTACTTGATTGATATGAGTGGTCGTATGTCCATCAACCATATTCAGCGCTTACCTACAAAACTTGCCGTTGTATTTGGGGACGCAACGGTTGAAGTTGCTGAAGAGGACATAAAGGTGGTTGGAAGAATTGCTGTAACGTTGAAAAAAGACTGATTGTTAACTGGCTAGGAGAAAAAATGGATATTACAACTGATTTAATCTGTACGTACTTAAGTCAACGCAATGTGTTGTCTGTTCAGCAAATGGTCAACGCTAAATTAATCGTAAACTCAGAAGATGAACCAACGCACGTGCAAGGTTGGTGTTCTATAACATCGTCACCAAGAACTCTACGCGTAGACCACATTCTCGACATTCATGATTCAATTGGTGAAGCCGAAATATTTTTTAAAGAGGCTAAAGCCAAGCTAGAACAAAGTGGGTTTGAGTTTGATGTCCCTCAGCCAAACCGATTATCAAGCCCAAGCACAATGGATGTGTGTTTTACTGGCTTCACAAAGGGAGACAAAAGTGAACTGACGAACTTGGCTCAGTCAAAAGAAATGATGGTAAGGCAAAGTGTCACCAGGCACTTAGACATACTCTGCTATGGCTTCAATGCAGGACCCAAGAAACTCGAAAAAGCATTGGAGCAAGGGGTTATGATTTTGAACCGCCACCAGTTTGAAAACCTATTGGAAACTGGTGAAGTACCAGAAGATATTTAGTCTGCACACTCATGACCGTTCGCAATCTTAAAGACGGAAGCAAAAAACCTTGGCTATGCGAGTGCTACCCGCAAGGTCGAAACGGTAAGCGCACCCGTAAACGCTTCGCCACCAAAGGCGAAGCCAATGCCTTTGAACTCCACCTCATGAAAGAGGTGGACGATAAACCTTGGCTTGGAGCAAAGCCCGATCACCGTCGCCTCTCTGACTTGGTTGCGCTTTGGTTTAAGTTACATGGCAAGAATCTAAAATCCGGTGACCATTCTCGCTTGCGTTTAGAAATGATGGTTGCCGATCTCGATAATCCAATCGCTGCTCATCTGAATTCGCAACAACTGGCGTTGTACAGAGCTAACCGCTCGAACAAGGGGAGAGGCAAACAACACAAGGAATTGTCGATCGCCTCAAGTAATACGGACTTCGGCTTGCTGAAATCTGTGTTCAACAAGTTGATAAAGCTTGGTGAGTGGAAGCTACCTAATCCGGTGAATGGTATTGATGCCATCAAAAAGCCACAAACTGAATTGGCGTTCTTATCCGATCAGGAAATTCAGCACTTATTTGCAGTAGCAAGGCAAAGCCCAGTTGGTGACGAGATAATTAAGATATACAAGATTTGTTTATCAACAGGTGCGCGTGTCAGGGAAGCGATATTTCTAAAAGGCTCCAACTTAACGAAGTACCGAATCACTTATAGCAATACCAAAGGCAAACGCAACCGAACGGTGCCTATTTCGGAAGACTTATATAACCAGATTTATAAGCCAACCAATGATCGCCTTTTTACTTGCAGTTACAGAGTTGTGTACAAATGGCTTAGGGTAGCATTGCCACACTTACCAGAAGGGCAAGCAACTCACGTTCTACGCCATACCTTTGCAAGTCACTTTATGTCGAATGGCGGCAACATCCTTGTTCTAAAGGAAATACTTGGCCATAAGATGATTGACCACACTATGATTTACGCCCATTTCTCACCAAGCCATTTGAGTGATGCGGTGCGCTTCAACCCTCTCGTAAACCTCAATATCTAG